TCATGGTCTCCGTCACCAGCTCCCAGCCGGGCGTGTCCTGCATGGTCTTCGGGTCTTCCATGGTGGCTATTCTCCGCGCGCCGTCTTGGCGCTGTGGTGCGCGTGGCAAAGTGGTTGAAGGTTACTGCGATCCCAGAACAGCGTGCGGTCGCCGGCGTGGCGCGCGATGTGGTCGATGTCGGTGGCCACGGTGCGGCGGCCCTCGGCGAGACACGCGCGGCAGAACGGCTCAGTGCGCAGCACCTCGAGCCGTAGCCGGGACCAGGGCTCGGTGCGATACCAGCGGTCATGCACGTTGCGCGCGGCGCGCTCGGTGCGGGTGTGCGTCGGGCAGCGGCCACTCGGCACCAGCGCACCGCAGCCGGGTTCACCACAAAACTGCATCAGTCGTCCTCGTCTGCTGAACGCCATGGTGCGCGACGCCAGCCCGAACGGCCACAGTGCGAACAGGTCTCCCACATTACCGATGTGTTCGTTTCGATATCCACGCCTTGTGCTCGCAGGGCTGCGCGCAGTTCGTCGATCCCTTTCCGCCCAAGATTCCTGATTCGGAACAATTCGCGCTCAGTAGAACTCGCCACCTGCCCAATCGTTTTTATCCCTTCCTGGCAAAGCCTATTTAACGTCCGCGGCGTGAGCGGTAGATCAGCGATTGGACGATCACAGAACTGCATCAGAGCTTGCCCATGAGCAGCAACACCAGCAGCACGATCAGCAGCACGCCGAGCAGCCCGCTCGGGCCGTAGCCCCACGTCGCGGAGTAGGGCCAGCCGGGCAACACGCCGAGCAGCAGCACGATCAGCACGACGATCAGCAGCGCGTGGAGCAGCGGCATGGCGTTCTCCTCAGTGCGTCGGCCGTAACGGATCGCCGGGCAACCGCGCAATCTGGATGATGCTGCGATCGGCCTCGGTGACGCGCGTCTCGTCTTCCATGTTGACGACATGCGGGCCGCGTGCCTCGAGGGCTTCCGCAATCCCGTCATACGTCAGCGGCACATCACTGCGAATCGTCCACGTCTCGCGAATCGTGGCGGCGCAGATCGTCTGCACGCGGTACCAGTGCGGCGGCATTAGGCGTCCTGGACGGTGTGGTGGTCCACGCCATCGAACATGACGAGGAAGTCTACGCCGTTGTAGGTGACGACGCGCGGCGGCTCGGTGACGGCCACCACGCGGCGCACGGGTTTCGGCGCATGCGCGGCGCTGACATGGTGCGACGTCAGCAGCCCCAGCGAGCCCTTGCGCTTCAGCGGTACGGCCAGCGCGTCGTCTGACATCGGCACTCCTCGCACTCGTAGTCCGGCGGCAGCAGCTCCGCGCGGGGCAGCAGCCGGTGACAGGCCGCGCAGGGCACGCTATCGACCGGCGCCTGCGTGTCAGCCCCGTCGCGCTGCTCGGCGTTGAACGTGGTGACGTCCAGCGGCGGGCCGTCGTCGTCGCGCGTCATGGCTCGCGCGGCTCCTGCTCGTGCTCTTCGATGTGCCACTCGGCGCGGCCGACGGCAGACACCGCGGGCTGCACGGCGATCCCCTGGTCCGCGGCGTCCAGCACGAAGCGCCCATAGGCTTCCGGCCCCAGGTCATGCACCGCCGACAGCGGCAGCACGATCGCGTGGGTGCCAGCGTGGTAGACGAACGGGACGGACGAGACTTCGCCCTCGCCGTAGTCGAGCCAGAGATGGCCGTGTTCGTCGATGGTGAGCCGCACGAGGCGGCCCTGGTAGGTGCGCTGCATCAGTCGGCCCGTTCACGGATGACGCGATTGATCACGTCTAGGCGCGTCACCAAGTCCGCCGTCGGGACCACGCCGTGCTGCTCGGTCCACCGCAGGAAGACGCACAAAAATTCCCGGCGCAGATCCTCTAGCGAGAACCGTCGGTAGTGTTGCAACAGGGATCGCGCCATCAGTCGGCCTCGCCTTCCTCGGGCACGTCGGCCGCGGCCGCGAGCGTCGACAGCGCCAGCGGCCGCCGCACCCCTTCCGCCTGCAGCCAGGCAATCAGGTCATCCACCCCGCCGACCACATGACTCACATCCGCCTCGAGACACCGCTGCCGAAAGACCATCTGCGCCGGGCGCAACCGACCGCCGCGCGCCTTGACTTCGACCATCAGGCACCGCCCGTGCCCAATCGCGATCAGATCCGGCGCGCCGGGTGATTGGCGGGTGCCTGGATGATCGCCCTGCGGCCGCACCGTCCCGAGCACAATCACGTGAAAGCCGAACCACCGCAGCAAGGTCACGCAGTCCGCTTGCACGGCCTTCTCGGGGACGCGCGGCGGGCGCCGGTCAGCTGCGGGCATTGGCGTCGTCCAAGGTGCGCTTGATACAGGCCGGGTAGCTGGCGCACATCGGGATGTGGGGACACTTCCACGCGCCCGTGGTCTTGGGTTGGTGTTTGGGTTTGCCCTGGCCTCCACCAGAAGGGGGAAGCGGTTGTTCGCCGGACACCGACTCGGCGCGCACGGTCTCGCGCGCGCGTCTTTTTCTTGCTTCTTTAGAAGCAAGAGGAACGGGAACGGGGGCATTTTTTGCCATTATTTTGCTATGGTTGCCATTTTTCTGGCCGTTCCAGCGCGATTCCGCCCCTTTTTTGCCAGCCGCCGCGCGCGCTTTGGAAATGGCCGCGCGCTTGGCTGCGTCGAGCTGGTATTTGCCCCAATTGTGAATGCACCAGCCGCCGTCGGCGGGTTCCCAGAATCGGGCCCACACCAGCGCGGCGGCCACCCGCAGCGGATCGCGGTCATGCCGAAACGAGCCCACGACCGCCGCGGGGAGAAACCCCTCCGTGTGGTGCTTGTTTGACCAGCAGAGTCCCTCGACGAACACGGCCAGCACGCGCCCTGTGGCCTGCCGGCCGATATGCCGGCCCGCAATGGTGATCTTGTGATGGACGGGGAATTCGTCATCGAGTCGTACCCACATACGCGCGTGCCCTTACGCATCGAGATCCGGCACCACATCGGCCAGGGCCACCGACGGCCCGGCTTCGATCGCTTGACAGAGCAGGTCAAACTTCGCGATCGGCATCTTCGACGAGTGAGGGACGTCGTGTTGCTTCAGCAGCGCCTTGACTTCCGCTTCCGACCAGGCCGGGTGCTTGGCGACCAGCTCGACGAAGTAGTCGCGCTGCATCTTCGAGATCAGCAGCGGCGCCGCGGGACGGACGGCCGGCTGGGGCTTGCGCGTCGACACGGCCGACGTGCCTTGGAGCTCCTCAGCCGGCGTGGCGCGGTAGCCGGCCAGCACCACGACCCAGGCCAGGACATTCCGCAGCGACTTCGCGCACGCCCGTGTCTGCGCCATGCTGGCGAGCTGGTAGAGCGGCTTGTGCGCCCAGTTGGCTTCGTCCGACATGCACAGCGACTCGGCGCGGCTGATGGCGCGGCCGTCCACGAGCTGCGCGACGGCCACCGCCTTAAAGCCGTGGACGCCACCAATGGTGATCGGGTCCACGCTGACGGCTTTGGACGTCACGCCGTAGAAGCGGCCGACGGTTTGCCAGTCCTCGAATTCGAGGTACTGCTCGCCGCCGAACATCACCGGCTTCGCCTTGCGCCGAATCACGTCTTGGAGTGCGACGGCGGCGCGGTGCGCGGCGGCCAGCGTGTCGGCGGGCACTTCGCGCAGCGTCAGCGTGGCGATGGCTTCGCCCGTCTGCGCGTCAATCGTCATCAAGTCGGTGTCAGTCATGAGGCCTCCTTCTACTCGTCAAATAGTCCGCGCCCGGCGTCCTGCGGCAATCGCGCCCCATTCGCACGGATGAGCGTGCCGTCGCCGGTGCGTTCGGGAATCTCAAATTGTCGGCACAAGTCGGCAAACGTCCGCCCGTCGTGATGGGCGTTCGCTGCCGCCATCAGGAATTCATAGAGCAGTCGGCTACCGGCAAACCCCTTCTCTGACGGGTATTTCAACTCCTCGCAGTGCGCGAGTGCCCACGCGATGCGGTACATGTCGGCCAGTGACGGCACCCATTCGTCACGATGCGCGCCGTGAAGGTAAATCTTGGCCCACGTCTTCCCCGCGAGTTGGCGCACAGGGCCGTACTTGATCTCAAACTTCCGCTCCGACGTCTTCTCGTTTTCGGTCAGCATGCGGGCACCTGGTTTCCGAACGCGGCCCAGCCGGCGCGCGGCTGGCGCGAAAACAGTTCGATGTAATGCGTCTCGTCCAGCGGGCCGGGAAACATGGCTTCAATCGTCTCGAAGACGATCGCCGGTTTTTCCGAATGCCCACTGACGGCCGCGTCAATGACGGACAGCGGTTTGATGGCCGGCTGCGGACTATCGGCGCGGCGCCCAATCAGTAGGAATTCGTGGCGCGTCTCAACCCACCAGCCCAAGCCTGGCGCACGGTCTTTCACCCACACGAGGGATGCGACGTAGCTAAATTTCCAGGCGTCGAGCACCCGCAGGCCATCGGGCAGCAGCGGCGACGTTACCCACAAAAAGAGCACGCTCGCATCCGTCGCCAATTCGGCGACCGGACGCCCGTCGGCATCGGCGAGGTCACAGATGGCCGGCGTCTCGAGCGTTTGATACTGCGCGGCGGCCGACTGCTCGAATCCGCTATTGCGATAGGTCCACGGCGGATCGGCGCAGAGCACGGCGAAGGTGCCTGCGGGAAACACGGGCGCATCCGTCGTGGCTTGCGCGCGCGCGTACCGCTTCGCCAAACTGACCAGCGCGTGACTCGTTAATTCGTGCTTCTCCGGTTCCGCGACACACCGGCTCATTGCCGCGTCGTAGTGTTCCCTTGGCCAGTGCGCGAGCGTCCGACAATCGCGCGCGAACTCTTTTGAGAGTCCAGGCGGAAGCGGCAACTCCGTTCCAGCAACGGAAAACGAAGTGGTTTCTTGCCACTTCGTTTTTCCGCGGCCCGGTCCGGCTTTAGGCTTCCGGCGGTCGCCTTCAGCTAGCAAGGTATCGCCGATGTCGCGCTCGGCCTCGACCCGTTCCCGCGTGTAGGCGAGCTGCAACGGCACCGCAGCGCCACGCGCGCGCATCAGGTCGCCGATGATCTGGATGCGCTTGCGGACAACGACCTGTTTTGACAGGTTCCCGCGGGCAGCGAGGCGATCGGCTCGCAATCGATCGGCCAGCGCCACCGCCTCGTCGTGCGTTTGCGGGACTAGTTCATCGCTCATGACGGGCCTCCGAACAGCCGCCGGCGCAGGTCGGCGCCGGTTTGCATGCGGCCGTAGAACGCGAGCCGCGGCGGCCGGGCGGCGGCCTGGTGGCGCCCGACGGCCACGCCGCAGCTAAACGCCAGCCCGACGGCGGCGAGTAGAGCTAGCCAGGTCATGACTACCTCAGCGATTAGTCGATCGGGAACCGGGCGCCGGGGATGCCGACGCGCTCGGCATACCAGGTGTCAAGCACGCTGCGGAGGTAGAGAATTTTCCGCGCGCCCATGTTGACCGGCGGGGGAAAGTCGCCGCGCCGGGACATCGCGCGCACGGTCGAGGTATGCACGCGCAGCACGCGCGCGACCAGCTTGACGGGGATCAGCACGTCGAGCCCGGACGAGAGGCGGGGATAGGACTCAGGGAAGACCGACGCGGACGCTTGGACAGGCATGGAGAAGTCCTCGCGTATTTCGTCGCAGGAAAGGGCGAGACGCCGCAACTGTGCGAAAACGGAAACCTACTTTCGCGCCGCGTTTTGTCGTTGTCAACGCAAAAATGCGCCGACAGACGGAATACAGACGGGATGAAGTAGTATAGTTTTGCCGCGCAAACAAAATTCTGTTGCGCACGTTCAGTCTGGAGGCCGTCGTGATAGAAGAATTAACACGCGACGTGATGCCGGCTGAGTCCCCTGATCCCGCTGAGATTGACCCCTACTACGTGCTCGTCGGGCAGGCCTTCATGCACCTGCGCGGCGAGCGGACGCACGACCACCTGGAAGCGACCGGCGGGCTCTCGGCCCGCACCATCACGAAGATTGAAGAAGGCCGCATTGACGTGGCGCTGCGCAGTCATCACACGCTGGCGCGGCTGCTGAACACGACGCTGGACGCCGTGCATCGGCAGGCGCGCGCGCTGGACCCGCGGACAGAGCCGCGCCCGGACGTCGAGGCACGGAAGATGGTGGAACTGGCACAACGGTACATGGACAAAGCCGCCACGCTGCTGCGCCTGTATCTGGGCTAGAGCCGCGCGAATGGCACGACGGGCGCGGCGGGCTGCGCCTGGTCGGGCGTGAGGATCGCCGTCAGGACGCGGTCGAGCGTCTCCAGCGCGGCGCGCTTCTCGGGGAGGTATTCGTACTGGTCGTAGACGGCGGTAATGCTCTTGTCGGTGTGCGCGAGCACACGCTCGACGACAAAGCGCGTCACGCCGTGCTGCGCCATCAATGTCGCAGCGGTGCGCCGCAGGTCGTGGCCGCGGAAGTCGGGCAGCGCGAACGGCGTATTGCGCGCCGGTCCGGGTGCGTGCCCGGCCGCCGTGCGCGTGCCGAACACAAAGGTGTCAAACGGCGTCTTCTCGTCGCGGCGCCGCTCGAAAATGAGCCGTGCCCGGCCGACGAGCGGCAGCACTTGGCCGCGCTGCTTGCCCTTCATGAGCGCGCGCGGAAAGAGAATCACGCCGGCCTCCCAATCAAACATCCGCCACTCCAACCGCCGCAGCGCCTGCTCACGTTGCGCGGTCAGTAGCCGCAGTCGCCACAGGTCCGACAGCATGCGATCGCGTGGCGTGTTCGTCGGATCCTGGTGCAGCTCGAGACAGGCCGCCCAGAAGGTGCGAATCTCCTCGGCCCGCAACACGCGCTCGCGGGCTCGTTCTGGCGTCTTCTTGAAGCCGACGGTCGGCGCCGCCTCGAGGAGATCCTCTTCGACAGCCCAGTTGAAGCACCGCGACAGGAAGGCTTGCAGCCGGTTGGCATTGGTCGGTGTCCGCTTGGCGTACTCGCGCACGACCAACTTAATCTCCTGGCGCGTGATGTCCTTGACGATCCGCTGGTCCCACAGCGGCCCACAGAGCTTCTCGGCAAACCATTTCTGGTTAATCAGGTGTTGGTGCGACCAAGTCGGCGCGTGCGCCTCGACGAAGGCCGTGCGGAGCTTGGCAAAGGTGAGCGTCAGCGGCGAGACGTCGGCGAGCTGCGCGGCGGGCGTCAGCGTGGCGCCGGGCGTCGTCAGCAGCGCCGGCGCGACCAGCGTCTTCCCGGCGCGGTGCGCCCGCCCCAAGTCCTGCGCGTGGACCCGGGCGGCGGCCAGCGAGACGTCGGGATAGCGGCCAAGGGGGATGCGGACGCGCCGGGCGTTCTCCCGCACGCGGAGGAAGAACATGCGCGCACCTTTCGCGCGCTGGACACGGACGCCGAAGTCGGGTGTCTGGCTGTCGAGGTACTCGCCGGGCGCCTCGAGGCCGGCGAGGAAGCGATCGGTAAGTTTGCAGGTCGGCATGTTTTCAATTCCTGTTCGCCGGTGGACCCTAGGGTCCACGAAATGGCCCCTATAGGGTCCAAAGTTGGATCGCTCGGCGCGTCAGAACTTCACGTGCGCTACGAGACTGTATTTAAGATACAGCGTTCCTGCGAATTTGACAAAGTTTGGAAAGTTTGAAGTGGGGTTTGCTGCTCGCTGAAAATCGTAGTGTCGCGTGTTCGATTCACGCCCTCGGCACCATCACCTAACCTACGAAGGCACAACGACTTACGGCGAAACAAGACAGGATGAATCGTAGTGATGTGGACCCTGACGAGGGTCCAGATAGGGTCCAGCCGCGGACGGCACTCAGCCAGAACCCGACCCGCCGGCGTCCCCAACAGCCCGCCCTGACGCGCGCGCCCGGCCGCCCGGTGTTCGCTGCCACCAGCGGCGCTAAACGCGCAGCGGCCTTCCTACGCGGCCGAGCTAGAGGACATAATTCGGGCGCTTCATTATGCATGCTCCACCATCGTGCATTGACACGGTTTCCTTGCATGGTGTATACCTTCCGTCCGCTTACCCACAAGGGAGGGATAGGATGCCCGAAGCTGCCGCGACGCCCCTATTGGACGACGATGAGGACGCAACGATGCGTGACACGCGGATTGAAGCCTTACTCGACGAGTGGGGCCTCCCGTACGAACTCGATCTGAACTTCCCCTTGAGCCGCCTGAAGCTCGAGCCCGCGACGCAGATCCGCGCGAAAGACCACCAGGCGCCCACGTCCACGGTGGAGGAATACACGACCCACATGCGGCACGGAGCCGTCTTCCCGCCCATCATCGTGAGCGCGACGAACATCCTCGTCGACGGCAATACCCGCATTGCCGCGGCGCAGCGCTTGGCCCGCAAGACCTTCGCGGCCTACAAGGTGAAGTTTGCGCAGCTGGGACAAGCCAAGATGCTCGCCGCCGCCATCAATCAGATGGGGGGCGATCGGCTGACCGAAGACGAAATCGTGGCCGCGGCCGAGATCATGCTCGAGGCCGGACATGGTGACGAAGCGGTGGCCCGATGGTTGGGGCGCTCCATCAGTCATGTGCGGAACGTGCGAAAGGACCGGACGTTTCGTGAAGCCGCCGAACGCACCGGCCTGGCCAATGTCAAGCTGCCGAAGCAAACCCAACGCACGCTGGCGAGCATTGCCCATGATGAACCCTTCCGGGCCGCCGTTGAAATCGTCGCGCAGGCGAAGCCCTCCACGAAAGATGTCAGCGAGCTCGTTAAGCAGATCGAACAGACACGGTCGGACGCCGATGCGCTCGCCGCGATTCAAACCGTCGCCGCGAAGTGGGGGCCCGTGACCGGCCCGCCGCCGCGGCAATCCTTGAGTAAAAGTCACGCGAAGAAAGCCCTACGCTTAGTGAATGATCTGTTAGCCATCAGTGAAAATCCGCCGGACTTCGTGATGCCCGATAACGCGGAAGCCGCCACCTCGTGGAAGCGGTTGAATGCGCTGTCAACCAAAGTGTCGGCGCTGTATTGGCAGGACTATGTGGCAACAGCCGAACCGTCATGACTGAACCGCCCACGCTCAACACGCCGGAGATTGGACTCCGGCGTGTCTGGGTCCGTCGCAATGGGAGTGATGGTTCGATGTCCATCACTCTCAAGGCGTTTGGTGTGCTCTATGACGCCGGTCACCCGCTATCACTCAGTGAAATCGTCGAGCCGCTCATCGCGCGCTTAGATGCCGTGGAGATGGCGTACTGCGAGGCCTGGTGTCTGCGAAGGCGCGACCTGGAGCTGAAAGCCAAACCACACAAGGATGTTCACTCCGTACCTAAGAGTACGGAATGGACACCCCCGCAAGGCCGCGATGCCGTTCGACGATGGTTGATGACGAATTTTCTGAAACGAGCTTACCCAACCCAAGGGCAGAGCCTTGTCCGCACCGCTGACAAGCGCTACACGCCGGGCCCGAAACCTCCGCGGCTATTGACCGCCGATGGGGCGCTGATCCCCTTCACCCCCGAAGCGCGGATCGCCCATGAAGAGGCCGAGCAGACCGGGGGCCGCACCCATGCGCTCTTGATGGAATGGGACCGCTGCGTCAGCCAGCTCAACGACGTGAGCGGGGATGCCCGACTCCTCGTGGTGATGTTTCTCGCGCGCCGCTTCGCCGGCATCCTTAAGACTGCCGGCAAGGCGCCGCCCGTCGCCCTCAACGAAAAGCGGTTAGCGGTTCTGTTCGATCACTTGCTGGCGAAGGCGGATGCGCCGGCCGTCCGACGCGCGATTCTGGGACGGACGCTGGATTGGGTCTATCCGCCAGAACCCACCACGAAATCTGGTTCCGATGAGCACTAAAGACGACAACGCCCAACTCAGGAAGATGCAGGCCGACATCCAGGCCGACATGGCGAGGATGAGGGGAACGCCGCCCGGCCTCTCCCTGTACGAGTACTACGCCGGACAGGCCCTCGTCGGCCTGTTGGCCAGCGGGAAATACGGCCCGCTCGATACGCACATCGTCGTCCGAGAAGCCCATCGACTCGCCGCCGCCATGCGGACGGCGCAGACTGCGCACATCATGGCCGATGGGGAGCAGCCCCCCGGCGAGGACGCCAGCCTCAACGACCGGTTGCAATGGTGCGTCGCCTCACTGGAAGAGATGTTCCGCACGCACCATCTGATGCCAAAAGATGACGTCCATGACTGACCAGGAACGCGCAGCCGCCGCGTCAAACGCTCCTGCCGCCACTGACGCGGCCGAGCTACGGCTCAATCGCCAGTTGAATCGCGGCGCCCGTGGCGAATCGCACCATGAGCTGCGTCTTGCCCGCGCCGTTGTCCTGCACCCAGAGGTTCACGCAGTCGGCCGCGGGCGCCGCGGGCGCCGTGGTTTCCTTCAGATTGATCGCCGTGCCGACATTCACGACGGCGAACCGCAGGGACGGATGCCCGATCGCGCGGGTATTGTTCGCGCCCGGATACAGGCCGTTGGCATCGAAGTAGAACTCGGCCCCCGCCGCCGCCAGGATATGCAGCCCGCCCAGACTGTAAAAATGGATCGGCCGGGCATAGCTGGCGCTCCCAAAAATCAGATCATTCCCCGCATCGAACTGCACGAGCGATTGGTCGGCCGTATTGGCGGCATTGCGCCCGACGATCGCCTGATTGTTCGCCAGCCGGATCGCGCCGGTCGCCGCCGGGTTCGTGCCGATCGCCAGACTGCCCGTCACCGCCGGGTTCGCACTCATCACCGACGCCACGCCCGCGCCCTGCGAGATGAGCACCTGGCCCAGCGCCGCCTGCGGCACGCTGGCCGGATTGCCCGGCACCCCTTGCGCGCCCGTGGCCCCGGGTGCCCCGTCCGCGCCCGCGGGTCCGGTGGGCCCGGTGGGTCCGGCGGGCCCTTGCGCGCCGACCGCGCCCGGCGTGCCATCGGCGCCATCAGCCCCATCCGCACCCGGGGGGCCGGGCAGGCCATCGGCCCCAGCCGCGCCCGCTGGTCCGGCTGGTCCCGCTGGCCCTTGGGGACCCGGCGCGCCCGCCGCGCCCTCAATGACTTCGATGACCGGCGGTGGATCCGTGATGACTTCGATCACCGTGTCGCTCATGGCGTCACCTCCGCCGGCTGCGTAATGTCGGCCGTCACGACCAACTGGCCACGAATCCACGTCGTCACGATCCCCGCCTGCGTCACTTCCACGTCATAGGTGTAGCTGCCGCTGGGCAGGCCATCCGGCCCGATGCCGAGATAGAACAGGCCGTCTGTCGGCGTCGGCACCGTGACGGCCAGTTCCACGACGGCGCCTTGCAGATGCTGCGCCCACGACCGCACCGTCGCGCCGGTCAGGTCCACGGGCGTATCCCCGAGCTTCAGCCGGAACTGCTGCGACCAGGTGTCGCCCGCGTAGGCCGTGATGTTCACCGTCGCCGGGAGCGCCATGATGAGTGTCCCCTTCGTCTAGCCGCCGACCACGACGGCGATCGCGTCGGCCTCGGCCCGCCGCGTCAGCCACCGCGCGTCCGTCGGATCCTCTTCGGTGAACCCGGCATCCGCCTCCACGTTGCCACGGACCACGGCCGCGCCGAATTGCGCCGCCGCGTCGGCGGATGCCGGGTAGGTCGAATTGACGTTGGCCTGCGTGGCATCGCTGGCCGTGAACATCAGGAAGCCGGCCGTCGGGCTGGTGCCCGTCGGGTCGAACAGGTTGTCCGTCAGCGTCAGCCCGGCCAGGCGCCGCTCGGCCACGTTCGCCACGCCGCCGGGACACCAGCGTTCGGACTCCGCGGGCGCCAGCAGATAGCCGCTCGCGCCCAGCGTGACCCAGACCTGCCAGATGCAGCCCTCGTAGAACCCGCCCTGGCCGTTCCGCATGTTGCGCGCGTGGACGTTCCCGCGGTAACGGTTGCCGGCCATCGTCAACAGCCCGTGCAGATCCGGCGTGGCCGTCCGCAGCGTCACCGCCAGCGGGAAGGTGTCGCCGCCGTAGCAGGCGTTCCCGGCGATGTCGTTCTCGACGCAGCTCTGGCCGATGCCGCCGAAGGCGTTGACGAGCAGCAGCAGCGCCGGGCCGTGGACGTCCCGGATCCGGTTCAGGTAGTAGCCGTTCCGGTAGCCGTTAACGATGATCCCTTCCTTCGAGTTGCTCTGACTCGCGTCGTTGGTCGCGATGCCGTCGATCAGGTTCCCGACCACCAGCGAATCATCCGTCCGCAGGTAGGCGATGCCGCCCGCCAGCGTCGAGCTGACCGCATTAAAGCCGCTGTAGATGCCGCTGTTGTGCCGGTCGGCGACCTGCGTCAGCGCCTGGATCCCCATGTGCCCGAAGTCGGTGATCCGGTTGCGGTAGGCGTAGCACTGGGACGCCGTGGCGTTCCCGCCGAAGGCGATCCCGTCGCCGCTGTTGGCGTAGCGCACGTCGTCGCGGCCGTGCCCGTCGAGATCGTTGTCCTCAATCCAGATGTGCGACGGGTCGATGAAGAACTGGCACCCGTGCGCGCCGCTCCGCACCTGGACGTGGTTCCGGCGAATCACGATATGCTGGCAGCCCTGGCCGTTCCCGCGAATCGCGCCGCCGTCCATCGTGCTCGAGTTCGTCGCGTCGATGGTGAGCTGCTCGAGGCAGATGCGCTGGCGCCCGTCGAGCGTGACGACCGGCTGCAGCCCGGTGGGGCCGGGCAGATGCAGCGGCGCCCCGTCCCAATCTCCGAACGTGATCCAGTCGTGCGGCGTGCCGTCGGCCAGCGGGTAAATCGACGCGGTATCCGGATCGCCCTTCCCGCGCAGATGCCAGTACTCGCCGGGCCGCGCCTGCATCGTCCAGGTGTAGGGCGTCTTCCAGGGGTTCGCGTAGGTGCCGGTTCCCGTGGTATCGCTCCCGCCATCACAGTCGATGAACTTGTGCACGCGCGGAGGCGGGACGATCGGCCGGGCCGCCTCGAAGAGCGGCCTCCACGCCAAGTCGGCCACCAGCGAGAGCGTCTGCGGCCGGTGCATCACACCAGCAGCGTCGCGGTCGCCCACAGCGCCAGCCCCAGCGCCTGCAGGTTCACGCGGCTCGCCACGCCGGCCGCCGCTAGGGCAAAGCACACGATGGCCACGACGATCAGCACGAGTCGCACCGCGGGCGGCATCTCAGCGACCCCGCCGCGGCGGCACGATGCGCGCGTGTTCGGGCACCGGACGGGCGTCGTCGTCGTCGGGATCCTCCGGCGGCGGCACCTCCTCGCGATCGGCCGGCACGTCGTCGGGATCCTCGAGCGGGTCGGGCTGGGGCGGAGTGGGCAGCGTCAAGGCAAGCACCTCGTGCATCACTTAGGTTTCGGCGGAGAACACGACGATCGTCAACTGGCGCTGCACGGTGCCGAGATTGTTGCGGGCCGTCAGCGTGTAGGTCGTCGTCGTCACAGGAAACACCAGCAGGAAGCCGACGGGACTCACGCTGCCGATGTTCGGGTCAATCCGCACGGTCGCGCGTTGGTCGCCAATTTCCCAGCGCAGCACCGCCGCGGCGCCCTTGCTGATCCGGCGCGTGTCGGCATCGAAGCTGAAAATTTCCGGGAGGCGCGATGACGGATCCCCGCCGATTCCACCACCGCCGCCGGTGCAGGTCACGCCAGGCGAGCACGGGTTCGGACACGTCGCCGTCGGCGCACAGCTGCCGGTCGCCGTGGGCGTCGCGGTCGGGAACGTGATCGGCGTCGGCGCCGTGACCGTCGTCGTCACAATTGTTTGCGGGTCACAGCCCACCAGGAAGATCAGCGCGGTCAGCGGAAGGTATCGCATGGGGACTCCCGTCAGGGTTGCGAGGCAGCAGCGGCCGGCGCGGGCGCCGGTGTGGGGGACGTGAAGGCGAGGACATTCCAGTCGAAGACGAGGCCAGCCGCCGGCTTCAGCAGCGCGCGGAAGGTCGCCTCGAGCGCCTGCCGGTCGGCGTTGAGCCGGGCCGACTCGGTTTCGAGTTGCAGCTGCGCGAGCGCACGTTGGAGCTCGAGCACTTGCGCACGCAAGCGCAGATTTTCGGCCTGCAGGCGATGACCATCCGGCAGCGCCGACGCCGCGCCCGGCGGGGCACTGGACGTCGAGGGCGGCGTCTGCGCGAACAGCGGTGTGATGAGCACCGCCCCCAGCGCCACCGCCTGCAGGCCAACGCGAAGGCGCGTCATGGCTTCCCCGGCGGCGCGGCCAGCAGCGTGACCGGCGGCGCCGTGACCGGCACGAAGGCCGACGCCAGCAGATTCCAGCGTTGCGTGATGAGGTTCTGTAACTGCTCATCCGTCCACGTCGTGTCCACGACGGGCGGCGTCGCCGGGTCGTTATCGTGGTCGGTGCTCGTCACCGGAATCGAGGCCGCAATCATCGGTGCCAAGCGAATCGCCAGAAACTGCGGTTCGTTCAGCACGCGCTGCGCCAGCGCGAAGCGTTGCGTGTGGTTCGGCGTCGAGGCGGATTCTTCCAGCACGATGCCCGCGGTCACCGCCGAGGCAATCTGAATGCGGCCGACAAACGGCGGATCCGTCGAGAGCGTCCAGCGGTCGACATACGTGCCAGGCGTCGAGGTCTGCGCGGCGACGGGCGCAGCGATCAGCAGCGCGGCAACCAGAACATAGCGCATAGGATGTCCCACCCTAATAACAGCCGGAGGTCACCAGCACCCCGCATTGGAAAATCATGTACATCGCCCCGCTGGCACACGTCGCCGTGCCCACTAACAGCGAATGCGTCGCCGTCACGCCGCAGACATAGCCCAGCCGCGTCACATCGGTTCGGTCACCCGTCACGAGGTACGGGAAGCCCGACGGCGGCAACGTCAGACTGCCGCTCTGGACCGGCAGGTTGAGGTGAATATTCGTCCATCGTTTCGTCGCACTGCCGAGTGGCGTGGCGCTGTCAAAGCCCGGCAGCACCGCGCCGCTCACCGGCGCCGACGGCCCCGGTTGCAGCGTGATGGCCGATAAATTCGTCGAGGTCGAGAGCGCGAGATTGCCGCTCAGCCACGCGATCGAGGGCGTCATCAGGCCGCTATTCGTCCACAGCGGCGTATCGAATTTCGCAAGGCTCGATCCCGAGCTGTAGATCGAAAACAGCGTGGCCCCGCGATAGGAGATATCCACGCTGTCGCTGTCGATGACCATCTTGCCGGTCGTGCTCGACGTGACCGGGCCGATCGTGACCACACCGGCCGTGTCCCATTGGCCGATCGTCGTGGACGCATTGACGACGCGGAAGCCATTGGTGGCGTCCACCGCGACGAAGGTGGAGGACGCATTCCCGAAGGCCGCGCCGTACGTCGTGGCGCCGTAGCCGTAGAGCCCTTGCAGGTTGCCCAGCGCCCAGCGCGGCGACCAGGCGTTATAGGCATCGGCCGTGCGGACATTGCCGACAATCGTCGGGCCGAGCTGCGACGCATTCGACAGCCCGCGCAGAGCATAGAGATCGATAAATCCCGATCCCGTCTTCCCGGTATCGAACACCGCATCCCCGGCGGTCCAGGCATTCGCGCCCGATCCGTCGAGGTTGCGCGTCACGGTGTACCCATACTCGCCGGCGCTGGCGCCCGGCGTCGTCGTGTCCTGCACCGCCACGACTTCAAACTTCGCGACGCCGGCGGCGTAGGTTTCCAGCACGAGCTTCGAGCCTAACTCGACCCCCGGCACGTGCAATTGGAAGGCATTGTGTTTCACCCAGATCACGGTATCGCCCGGCGCCAGATCGCGGGTCAACGTCGTCGTCGGCCCGACGAGCACGCGCCCGCCAATCGTCGCGATCGTTTCCTGCGCGACCAGCGTCGAGACCCACAACTCGGCAGCGTTTAGCGTCAACCACTTGCGATTAAACAGCCCCAGGTTCCCGCTATAGCCCATCCCCGGCAGAAAATCGCGCGTGCCCGTCAGCTCCGCGACGAGATCGGCCCCCGGTGTCCCGGTTTCGTTGATCGTGTCGCCATCGTTGGCGAACCACGCAAACCGCGCGCCCGACGCGGGCACTGACGCCCAGAGGGTTCCGCCATCAATGCCCGTCGCATACTCAAACTCAGTCGACGGAGCATCACGGCCCCACCAGGTAGCCTTCGTACCGATACTCCGCGTTGTCAGCGTCGGTGGCCCGTAGCCGCCCAATGAGGGAAACGCGATCGTGTTACTCGTCGCATTCGTCAGGGACAGGAGGCCCCCGCTAAACGTCCAATTGGACGGAATCACCTCCGCCACGTCCCGGCGCGTGAACACGGACGGGACATCCCCGGCCACCAGCGGCCCGATCCCCACGAGCCCGCCCGCCCCGATCCGGACAATCGCCCCCGCCGCCGCCGGCAACCCGACCACCGTCAGCGGCGACGCGCTCGCGATCGTTGTCCCGGCCACGACCGTCTGCCGCGCGATGATCTGATCCGCGATCGTGACCTGCGCGACCGCCGGCGCCGCCAGCCCGAGCCCCCACACCAGGCAGGCGATCCGCCTCACGCCGACACCGCCTCGAGATAGCCCGTGACGCCAACGATCGTTCCCGCGTCACTCGTCAACCCGCGCAAGTGATAGGTTTCGCCCGGCGCGACCGGCGCCGTAAACGACACCGCCGCAAATTCCCCCGTCGCAAACGTGATGACCGCGGACGTCGCGGCGTTGATGCCGGAAGCCGTGTTCGTCAGCGCGAGCTGAAAGGTGCCGGCGCCGAGCAGCCGCTTCACCGTGGCATACACCGTCCAGGTGCGCCCCGTGAAGGCCGCCGGCGCCGTGGCAAAACAGGCGTTCGGAATCGGGAGCCACGTCGCCGCCGTGGGGCTCGGACTGCCGCTGTCGTGATCGCCGCCGAGCGGCCACGTTGCATACCCTGCCCCGTCGCCGCCGCCGCCGCCACTCGGCGGGGCGGGCGGGATGGTGCCGGTCACACTCGACCCCGTGCCGCCGGCCGCGCCGCCCTTCAGCTGCTCCCAGAAGGTGAGCCAGTTCCCGCGGCTCGCGTTCGCCTCGACGAGCTCCACATCGAACGCCCACCAGGGTACGCCGGTCGGCCCGACATTCTGCGTATGCACCAGCCGCACGCCGGTCACCAGCGCGTCGGTGTCCAAGTCCATCGACGGGACATCGATCGCCGCGGTCTGGCCCGGCTGCAGACCGACGCGCGCGGTGCGGAGCGTGAACCGCTGCGGGAACCCTTGGCGCCGCGCGAGCTCGCCATCGGCCAGCGCCTGCGCCGTGGTGTACTCAAAGACATCCGGGTAGTCGATCACGACCATTGTGTGCAGCGGGAAGGTGGCATCCACCGCGACCACCACCGACGGCCAGGCGGCCTCGAAGACGACCGTCGCCGATTCCAGCCCGGTCAGCGGCGTCGCGCCCGCCGGCATATGCAACCGCCCCACGGCGTCGAGCGTTTCCCACGTCCAGCCCGTCCAGCCGCCCGTCGGCGGATACGGCGCCAGCGGATACACCACCGCCGACACGCTGACCGTGCCCGGCGGCGTGGCCACGTAATACGGCGACTGCCACGAGACGGCCGCGCCATCGCCCCACGCGGCCCACGTCACCGTCGTCGGCGCCCCGCTGCCATACCGGACCCAGACGTGTGTCGCGTGGCCCTCGCGCGAGCTCCGGGCGGTCAGCGACTGGATGGTGTCGGTCGTCTCGTTGATCGCCCAGGGCGCCGGCACCGCGCCGCCGGGATACATGCGGAGCACGCGCGTCGGGGATACCGTCAGTGACCAGCCGCTCAGGATGCCCAACTGCTTCAGCGCGGCGGCGAAGGACGTCATCGCCCACAGCTGCGCCGGGACCACGGGACCGGGCGTCGCCGTCATCGCCGCATCGACGGTGAAGCCGTAGCCGCCCAGCGCGTAGGCCACCATCCAGTCGAGCACCACCTTCAACGTGCCGGCCGGCGACGGGGCGTTGATGAGCAGGCCGTCACAAATGGCCAGGTTGTCGGCGGCCGTCACCGTCCAGAGGTCGCCGTTCCGCGCAAGGTCCACGACGATGCCGCCGAACACCGCGGTGCCTTCGAGCGTAAAGAGCACGTCCATATCCACCGTCGGCACGACCGGCGGCGCCGCGAGTTGGCAGGAGAACTTGCCGCGCGCGTCGAGCAGGCGTTCGCACCGCAGCGACTGCGCGTGCAGGTCGGTGTCGGTGGTTTCCCGGCCGCCGATGAGCAGGCTGGTCCCGTCCACGGTGCGCGGCACCGGCCGCGGCGTCCAGCGCGCGAGCGTGGCGGCCATCAGGCCACGCCCACGCCATACGGCGTCAGCACGCGCCCGCTATAGCGCGCGGCGGCCTCGGCGATGCGCTCGCCGTCAATCTGCACGGCCACGCGGACAGTGGCGGCGCCCATGAGGCTTGTCGGCGTCAGCGCCGTCGGCGCCCCAAAGGCTGAGGCCCCGCCGCCGGTCCCACCGCCCTCGGGCAGGTCGTTGTCGGCCACGTAGCGGAAGTGAACGTCAATCACCGGCGGCTCGATCTGCCCCAGCGCCGTCTCGAGCCCCTGCGCGCCCGATGCGGCGGCCTTCGGCAAGTTCTCGGTCAGCGTCTTCACGAGCAGGTCAATGCGGCTGATGAGCAGCTCGACCGCCTTCTGCATCTTGTCCTGGTCGCTGCGGAACTGGTCGCCCACCTGCCCGCTGTTCTCCGCGAACGTCAGCAGCTCCGCGGTCGTGTCGTCGATCGCGTAGCCCTGATCCTTCCAGAGCTCCCACACGACCTGCAGCGGCTTCTGCATATTCGCGATGCCGGCGGTGCCGCCGCGCCCCGCGAGCTCGATTTGCTTCCACGTCGCCGTCACTTCGCCGGCGAGGCCGGTAAACATGTCCTGCGTGAGCCGCCCGGTGTTCGCCGTGGCGACGAGCAGGTCGCCGAGGCCCGCCGCCGCGGTGAACAGTGGTCCGGCGACGGTATCGGCGGCGCCGGCGGCCTGATCGGCCAGCGCCTGGAACGCCGCCCCGCCGGACAGCCCGGTCGCCGTCAGTTGCGCGGCCAGCGCGGTGATCGTGGGTTGCAGCTGCGCGAAGGCCTCCGTCGAGGACAGCCCTTGCGCGCGGAGGTCTTCGTAGATGCCGCCGAGCGCGCCGGTAATCGCGGTCGCGGAGGCCTGCGTCGTGATGGTGGCGTTCTGCAGGAAGGCGTTGAGGCCACTCGACGCGAGCTGCGTCTGCTGCTGGAAGAACTGGAAGGCGGCGGCGGCGCCCTCGGTGCCGGGTTTCAGATCTTGTAGGCCTTTCAGCAGCTCTGGACTGAGCAGTGAGTTCTTGCCACCGGCCAATTGCAGCGCGGCGGCGAAATCGTGCGCCTTCTTTTCCGCGGCGCCGATCGCACTGGTCAGATTCTTGACGGCGGCCTCATAGGCCTTGACCGACTTCGCCTGCAGCAGGCCGTCGAGCGTCATCCCCGCGTCATGCGCCTTCACATTCAGCGCGGCCAGCCCGCCGGCCGCATCGATGAAGGCGTCGCGCATATCGTTCACCTTCTCGTGCTCGCCCGGCCCGAACAGCTTGCTGAAGCCCGCGCCAATGAGCGTGACGCCGATACCCACCAGCCCGCCGATCGCCTCGCCCCACTGCGCGGCGGCCTTCTTCGACATACTCTCGACGATGGCCTTCGTGATCTCCTTGCCGATCATCTGGCCGATCTGCGCGCCGATGGCCGCGCCGATGTTGCTGCCGCCCTCGAGCGTGCGCTGGATCGTCTGCGTGCTCTGCGTGCCGTAATCCTTCCAGTCCTCCACATCCTTCGGCGGCTTCAGCGCCTCGTCGCGCTCCTTGGCAATCTGCGGGAAGATCTTGAGCAGGTCGCCGAACCCCTCGACGAGCCCCTGCGGCGGCTTGGGCACGGTGATGTCGGCCCGCGCGAAGGCGTCGAGCAGCCCGGCGAACCCGGTGTGATAGTCGGCCAGGTCGGCCTGTGCGTTCCGCGTCTCGAAGGCGATGTCCCGCCACCACTGCGGCACGACCTGCCCCCGCTGCTCGGCGATCTGGATGGCCTTCGTGAATTCCTCGTGGACGCGCTCCACTTCGGTAAAGGCGATCTTGCTGACGCCGCCGATCTCTTTGATGTTGGCGGCGAGCTTGGCCGCACCCGCGAGGACATCGGCACCGCTCAGTCGCGCCAGTTCGTCGGCGTGCTTCTTCGCCGCGGCGGCGGCCTTCTCTTGTTCGGCCTTCAGCCTTGCTAATTCCTCTGCGCTGCGGCCAACTGCCGGCGTGAAGTCGGATGTCACATGGCTGGACACCATGCGGATCTGGGTGTCCAGCCCCTTCAGCCGCGCCTCATTGGCGGCAATCACGGCATTCGCGCGGCCGATCGCCGCCGCCACTTGCTCTTGATTCACGACAAAGTTCGGCGCCCACTGCGCGGCTTCCGCCAACCCGCGAATGACCTTCTGGATGCCCGTATCAAATTCAATAAACGATCTGGCGATGTTGACGATCCAGTCACGCACGCCGGGGAGGACATCTTTCCCAAACGAGGTCATCGCGGTGGCCACTTGCGCGATCAACGGCAGCATCGGCTGTAGGAATTCCGCAATCAGCGCCTTCCCCTGCGCCGTGAGGATATCCATCTGATCGCCGAATTCGTCGGCGGCGCGCAGCGTCTCGTCTGAGATCGCGATGCCCAGGTTTCGCGCTTGCTCGGTGAGGGCGGCGAACCTCTGAATCGCCGGATCCAACGCCACGCCGGCCTTGCCTAGTAAGGCCGTTTCGGCCGCCGCCCTGGCCGCGGGATCTTCGATCTTCGCGATCGCCGCCGCGACCGTCTCAAACCGCTGCTCCGGGTTCAGCGCCAGAATCTGCCCGATGCTCAACCCAATGCTCGCCAGCGCCTCCCCTGTGCCCTTCGAGCCTTCAAACACCCGGCGGCCGAGCTCTGTGCTCGCCCGTGTGACCGCCTCAAGACTGCTCCCTGCTTGCTCGGCGGCAAACCCCCATTCCTGCAGCGTCCGCATGGACACGCCGGTTTTCGCCGAGAGATCCGTCAGCGTTCCGCCGAGGACAATGACGTCTCGAACCGCGTCGGTCGCATACTGCGTGACGACACCGAGTCCTTTAACGGCTAGATTGCCCAGCGCCACGCCCGCGGCCACGGACATCGTGGACAGCGACGAGAAGGTCTTATTGACGGACTGCTCGAGGCCTTTGAGTTCGGCGGTCAGCTCGCCCGTCGCGGCGTTAATCCGAACGGTCAGCGTGGCGATATCAGCCACGGGTCACCACACGCGGGCGGCGCTGTGGGCGCGGCGGGGCCGGCCGCTCGTCGGCGTCCTCAGCGTCGAGCGGATCGGGCGGAAACTTCATGAAGTTCTTGACTGACAGCTTGCGTTTGGAATACGGCGAGAGCAGCCAGGCGGCCAGTTGCGCCAGTTGCGTCCAGCGGTCCCGTTGCCGCGCGCGATGCCCGGCGAGCAGCTGGCGGAACTGCCACGGGTCGAGCTCGTCGAACTCCCACGGCAGCAGCCCCAGCTCCCGCAGCGCGACGCGCTCCTGGTCGTCTATGACACTCGTCCCATCGGCGCGACGCGGGTCAGGTCGCTTTTTTTTGGCGCGTCGTCGGCCGCGCCCTCCTCGGCGTCGAGCTCGTCGAGGGTGTGAATCTTCAGCGGGCGAGTCATCTTGCCGCGCACCGCGCGCACCATGGCGGCCAGCAGCTCGTCGAAGTCCACGCCGCCTTCTTTTTCGGCGTCGATGATCTCGTCGGCCTCTTCGACGGTGATCGTCTGCTCAAACTTGCGGCCGACCTGCACGAGCCGCGCGGCCGTCAGCCATTGGTCCGCGCCGAGATCGGCGATGGTGCGGTCGTGCGCCGCGAGATCGGCGTTGAGTTCCCGCAAATGTCCATTTTTGAACTTGAGGTTCAAACCCGACACCGGCAAACGGAGATTCATGGGCGCCTCTTATGCCGCAGACTTGCGCTTCGCGGGCACGCCCGCCGCCGCCGCCTCGCCGCCCTCGTCGAGCAGCACGGCCGAGAACACGCCGATGGTGCGCGTCTCGATCCGCAGCTCCACGGTCAGCCCGTTGACGGCATCGACGCTGGCCGACGGGTCGGCAAACGAGAACACGGTACACAGGCCGCTGATTTTCGTCTTGCCGTCTTCGTTGCCGCCCGGCCCGTACTCGTAGGAGATGCCGGTCATCTTCCGCAGCGGCGCGAAGAATTCATACGCCTCTTCGGAGTAGTAGCCGGTCAGCGTGTAGCTGATGGTGCTGAACCCGGCCAGAATGCGCTTTGACGTGTTGCGAAACGTGGTCGCGTCGAGCTCGTCGGTGTCTTCGGACGGCTCCACGCTCGTCAGGAAGTCGGAAATATCCTGCACGACGGTCGGCGTCGCCGCCTCGCCGAGCGCGAAGTAGGTGTGAATGCCGGGCTGCGGTTCGCCGGTCAGAATCGGGGCTGCGGGCATGATGCGTTACTCCTCGAAAAACGTGGAACAGTCCTCACACCACCAGCGCCGCGGCGCGGCCAGCGTGCCAAGCGGCGTGCGCCGTGGGTGTACACACGGCGCGGCCGGATCCACCGGCGCCGGCGCCGGCGGCGGCCCGACCAGCGCCAGCAACAGCTCTGTCATCGCGTGCAGCTGCGTGGCGATCGTCTGCATCAGGCGATCGTCACGCGCACCCGGATCAGCACCGGGCGGTGATACGTCACCATGCCCGACAACTCCTCCTCGAACCCCGACGCGCTCTCGAACGTCCACCGCGCCGCCCGGAACGGCCCGAACGGGATCTCGTCCTGGCCTTCGTTGAGCGCGCGCGTCAGCATCGCGATGCGGTGTGCTTCCCATGTGCCCATCTGCTGCGAGCTCGCCCGCACCGTCACCGTGCAGTCGCTGCCGGCATGCCGGAAGCGGTTAAACGGAATGTCCGTCGTGCTGCCGACGAGCACCAGCGGAAAGGCCGCATTCGGCGGGATGGCGGTATACACCCGGCCGTCCACCAGCGCCGTCATGTCCGGGTCGTTCCGCAGCCGCTGCACGACCGTCGTCTCGACCTGTTCGCCCGGCGAGATCGTCCGCACCGCCGCCGGCCACAGCTCCGTCACGCCTGCCGCACCAGGAACGGCAACTCCCGCGCGAGCGTCCGCGTGTCCTTCGGGATCAGCGTCCGCACGAATTCCGAGGCCGGCTGCATGTAGGGCTGCGCCGGCGTGCGGCTCGTCCCGTACTCGACCCAGATCGGCACCATCGGCCGCCCCTCATAGCCGTACGCCCCGAAGCGCCACGTCGTGCCGCCGCCCTTGACCTCGATGGACGCCAGCAAGGCGCCCGTGCGAGACGGCGCCAACTGCCGCGCGCGATCGGCGCCCCGCTGCGCGCTCTCGTAATTGATGGCGCCCACTTCCTTCCGCACGATGGCGAGAATCGCCTTCAGGCGGCGCCGCAGTTCCTCTTGCCCGTCGATGCTGACCTTCCAGGGCTTCGCCACTACGTCACCCGCTCTTCGAGCACCAGCTCGAGTTCTTTCCCGCGGCCGTCGACGTCCGTGACGCTCACGATCCCGTAGTCCGTCACCGTCCCGGTCGCGCCGTGCTTCGCCGTCGCCGTCATGGCTGGCGTCAGGACAATCACCCGGCCAGTCGCGTCGTACGGCTGCCGCAGGTGCGCGCGATGCGTGGCCGTCGCGAATTGCCCGCCGACCTGTAACCGCTCTTCGCTCGCAATCGGCACCACGTCGGCGCCCGCGTCCACCACCACCGCCACGTGCTGGATGTCCTGCCCGCCGTCGGGCCGGTCCACCAGCTGCTCGCTCGTCACCGTCAGCCGCGCGCGCAGGCGGCCCGCGCGAATCGTCATGCCAGCGCCGGGTCGCGCGTCCGCATGAGCAGCGCGCCGATAGCCGACCAGAGCGCCGACTCGTCGGAGTCATCGCCGCGGTGTTCCCAATTCCACACGACCGCCTTCAGCGTGGCCGCCCGCACGACCGGCGGCGCCGTCAACTGGTCCCACAGCGGATCCGCGCGCGTGCCGATGTAGTCGAAGACTTGCGCGCTGGCGAGCTCGAGAAACTGCGTCACCTCGGCGTCCCGCGTGGCGTCGGTGATCTGCAGGTGCGCCTTGGCTTCAGCCAGCGTCGCGAGCGTCATGACGCATCCTCGAGCACATCGCCTTCGGCTGCCGCCGGCGCGGCCGGTGTCGCCGCGGGCGCCTTCGAGAACGGCTGGCTCGCGTCCCGCTCGGCTAATGCCGCTAAATTGAAGTATTGCTGCTGAAGATAGGGGCTCTCGCCGCCCTTCACCTTGCCGACGCCAAAGTATTTGTTGCGGGCCTCGTTCGGCGACAGCGCGCCGGCGCCGATCGCGTCCGCTGCGGCTTTTACGCGCGTGGCCGTGACCATCCAAATCAGATCGTCAAGATCAAAGGCCACACCGTACGGCGGCTTCAGCTCCAGCCCTTCCTCCAGCGACGCCTCGAAGTTCGCCAGCAACGACTGGATGCAGGTGCTGTGGTACTTCTGCAGCAAGCTTTCAAGATCGCCGGTGTTCGACGGGTCGCCGAGATCCAACAGCGCCGGCGGCACATGAAACGCGGTGCAGATGTTGATCGCCGTCCAGTTCAATTGCTGAATCAGCTGCGAATCGGTGGCGGTCATCGTCATCGGCTCGTACTTCAGGCCGAGGCCCAGCACCGCGACGCGGCCCGCGTTGACGCCTGAGTAGCCTTCCTCCCAGCGCGTCTTGAGCCGCTGCGCCTGCTCTTCGCCAATCTCGCCCGGCGCGGTGAGCACGCCGCCAGGCCGCGACCCCGACCGGAAGAACTGCTCACT